CATTCAATAACACTACAACTAAAGGTACACCTGTAGAAGCAAGTATGTCTGCACAAGATGCTTACATTCAAGCATTTGAGGGATTATACTTACTTTTGTCATTGGTAAGAAACTATGCTAATAATGTGCATGTAATGTTTATACCAGGGAATCATGATAGACTAAGTTCATTTCACTTGGTACACGCACTGTCTCAATCATTTGGAGATGTAGATGGTTTTACTTTCTCTAGTCAATACTCTGAAAGAAAAGTGATGGTATATGGAGAGAATATGTTTTGCTTTGAGCATGGTGATATATCTAAGAAAATGACTCCTTTGGTATATGCTACTGAGCATCCATATGAGTGGGGTCAAACTACTTATAGAACTTTGTTCACTGGACACTTGCATACTAAAAAGACAACTGAGTTTGTAACTGATAATGAAGTACATGGTTTTACAATAAAAGTATTACCTTCACTTTCAGCAACAGATTATTGGCATTATCATAATAAGTTCACTGGCAATAAGAGAGCTGCTGTACTTGAGTTGTATAATCCTGCAAATGGTAAAGTTGCAGAGTTTAACTATAACTATAAACTTTGAAAATTTACTTTCAAAAGTGGAATAAATTTATTAAATTATAAGAGAGGACTTGTATGAAAGATGCTTTGAAGCGTAACTTAAATGGCCCTAGGCACAGAGTGAAAAGATTTAACAGTACTAACAAAGAACTGCTGAGTGAAATAGCAGCTTCTTCTTTAGTAAAGGATCCAGAGAAAGTGCTAGAGGTTATAGTAGAAATGAATAGAGCTATTGCTGATACAGTTATTAATACTAGAGATGGAATAGAATTACCTAATCAACTGGGTTGTATGTTCTTAGGAACTTGTCAACCAAAGATTAGAAAGAATGTAGACTTCAAAACAACTGATAACTACTTAAAAGTAATTCAGCACAGAAACTGGGAAAGTGATAACTACTTGGCTAAAATCTTTTATACTAACTATTCAAGTAAGTATAAGTTTAAGTTCCATGAGTTGTGGGGATTTAAAGGATGCAGAGAGTTTACCAGAAAGGTGGGAGCTGAGTATCCTAAGAATTGGAAGATGTATATACAGGTAGATCATTCTCTACATGTATCAAGATTATATAGAAACTACTTAAAGGATGTAAATAGACTTGTGGTAGACAAAGAAAGATTAGATGAATATAACCCATTAGAATTATGATGAAAGCATTATTAAATTTTCTAAGAGGCCTTATCAAAGGTGTAGTAGAAATCAAAGAAGAAACTGAGCAGCTTACTGGTGTATATCATGTATCAGATGAGATGACTCAGAAGATTAAAAAGTTTGAAGGTTATATGTCCAAAGCATATGCAGATGCAAAAGGGGTGTGGACTATTGGATATGGTAATACATTCTATGCTGATGGTACTCCTGTTAAACCTGGAGATACTATTACTAAATCAGAAGCTGAAAAACTATTCTCAGAAGTACTGAATCAGTTTGCTGGTGATGTTGCTGATGCAGTTAGAGTAGAACTTAATAAGTGTCAGTTTGATGCATTGGTTAGCTTTACATATAATGTAGGAATTGGTAACTTAAAGAGAAGCACATTACTTAAAAAAGTAAATGCAAATCCTGAAGATGAATCTATCAGAGATGAATTTAATAAATGGATTAAGTCTGGTGGTAAGACACTTGCTGGATTAGTTAAGAGAAGAAAAGAGGAAGCAGATTATTACTTTGGTAAAACTTGTAAATAATGGTAGCAACAGTATCAGAAGCAATTAGTAGAATTAGGAATCAGATAAAGTCTGTAAACATAGATGCCTTTGTTACAGACAGATATATCTTTTCTCTAATTCTCAAACACATCTCTTGGCTTATTAAGCGAGAGGATGATAAAGGTGTACTTAGAAAGTATAATAATATATTTCATACATTGGATTACTTTCCAATGATTGATGTAGACAAGGCTGATACTGGATGTTTTTGTATCACTTCTGGCTGCACAGTAAAAAGAAGCAGGGATAAAATTCCTCCTGCGTATGAGGGCAGCTATGGTCCTATTATCAGATCTATTACAAGTATAGATGGAACAACTCCACTTACTTTAACTTTCCCTTCTACTTATCAAGCAATGATAAGACAGAAGACTTTTAAGTATAATAAGACTCCATATTACTATATTGTAAATGATTATATCTATGTACCAAATGTAGATTGGCCAGCAATTAGAGTGGAAGGATTATTTAGATCTGGTCTTGGTAAATACAATTGTGATGTAGACCATGATTGTATATACATGCAAGATGAGCCATTCTCTGTACCTATGTATTTATATGCAGAAATGGAACAGAATGTAATGAAAGACTTAACTACAAGTATTCAAATTCCAGGAGATATTAATCAAGACTTTATAAGCAATACTAAGTAATGAAAACAGAACTTCAATATAGAAACTTTGATGATTTAATGAACTCAGTTCGTTCAGACCTGTATACATTTGATCAAGATAATTTCATTAATCCTCAAGAGTTAATTAAGATTGCTATTAAAATCAACTATGAACTTGGTTTAAAGATCAATCAATCTAGAGGTAAAATGATTGATGTAGTTAATGGAAGAGGTAAACTCCCTGCTGACTTTTATGTAATGAACTTTGCAATGTTGTGTGGAGTTTCTGATGACAGACATACTACTTGTTCAGGATCTGAGATGCAAACAATGTACGATCAGATGATTAAACTAGCAGGTATTGTAAATGCTAGACCTTTGATTCAAGTAGCTGATTTATCAGTGGGTGATAACATTGTAACTCACAACTTAGCTTCAACTAATATTGTACTTACTGTTCAAGATTCAAATAAAGATTATGTAAACTTTGAATATGTAATTATAAATCCTGATCAAGTAAAGATTACAGTATTTGAAAGATACGCAGGTGCAAGAATCAATATCATTGCTGCTGCTAATGTTGTGGCCAATTGTTCTATTAAATTAGACAATTGTCCAGATGGATGTACTATTACAGAATCAAGACCAGGATTAGTTAGACATTTTCCTAGACCTGTGCCTATTGAGATTCTTCCTTATAACTATGGAGAACCTGAGTGTAATCTTAGACAAGTTGGACAACCTGTATATAGACTTAAGATTAAGGATGGATTTATTCATACTATTAACTTTACAGAAGGTAGGGTATATCTTAACTATGAATCTTTAATGGAAGATGATGATGGTAACTTATTAATATTAGATCATCCGTTGGTTAATGAATATTATGAGTACGCTCTTAAAGAAAGAATACTTGAAAACTTATTTATGAATGGTGAGAATGTAATTCAAAGATTACAACTATTACAAGCTAAAATGAGACCTATTAGAAATGCTGCATTAAGCTTTATCAATACTCCAGACTTTGGAGAAATGAGGAGAATGTACACTAAGAATAGAAAAGCAATGTATGACAAGTATTATAACATGTTCAATGGTTTAGGATGGTATGGTAACTATGTAGGTTCATATAGACCTTCTGGAGGAAGAATAGCATGAGAATTGTAAAAAAGGTAAATGTAAATATGTACAGCTGTTCTATTTTATTTGTAGTAACAAATGAGATGGGAAAGTCAGAAAAGTATTTACAAAAGAAATATGCAAAAGGAACTCTGATTCCTGGTACTCCTGCTGCAGAAGCAGAGGGTATTACTATTACAGTAGATGGTAGTTTATACATTGTAATGATAGATGCAAAGTTTCTTAATCATAATACAATAGGTCATGAGTTATTTCATGTTACTAAGAGAATAACAGAAGATAGAGAAATTACAGATGAAGAAACTTCTGCTTGGTTAATGGGATTTTTATGTCAAGAATTCTATGCATTCATAGGTAGTGAGAAAGTAAAAAAAGAATTTGAAAAAGTAGATAACAAAAATGGCAGAGAATCAGGACAATCAAACTAATTTAAATAGTGTTAAAACATCATCTTTTAACAAAGGTTTAATAAAGGATTTTAATGATTCTTTTGTACCAGAGGGTGTATGGATTAATGCTATTAATATGGTTAATGCATCCCATCTTGGAGATGGTGGTGTTATAGGTAATGAGCCTTCTAATAAATTTTGTGTTCAGGTACCTTATGATATTATTGGAATTGTAAGAAGAGATACTGATACTTGGGTTATATTTTCTACTAATGATGCATTATCTGAAATTGGATTATTTACAGAATCTACTTGCAGTTATTCTAAAATAGTAACTGCCAAATGTCTTAATTTTAAAAGAAGCAATTTAATTACAGGATACATTCAATACAACTATGATTGTACTTGGTCTGTGTTTTTTGCTGATGGATTAAATCCAGATAGAGCAATTAATTTAGATAAAATTCCTTATCAAATTATAGGATACTCTGGAACTACAGAATGTCCTGTTCCTATCTACAATGATTGTTTAGATTGTGATGCAACTAGACTTGAATATTTATTAAATCCTCCTTGCTATTCTGTGCAAAAAGCAATAGGAGCAGGTTCACTTTTAAATGGTTCTTATCAAGCTGTGCTTGCTTATTCTATCAATGGGCAAAGAGTAACTAACTATTTTACACCAAGTAATGTTTTATCTATGTGGGAACACATAGGAGTGGCTGGAGGATTAGAAATTGTAGTATCTAATATAGACACTAGATTTGAGGAATATGAATTAGTAATTGTAAGCACTGTAAAATCTCAAACAGTTGCTCGTAAAATTGGTAATTATAGTACAACACAAACTGTAATTTATATTGATAATTATTCAGAAGCTCTTCCTTCAGTTGAACTTAGTTTAATTCCATTAGTAAATCCTATCTATGAAAAATGTGATAAGATGTTTTCACTTAGTGGATATTTATTAAGGTCAGGTATCTACAGTAAATTTGAATTTAATTATCAACCACTTGCTAATCAGATTGTTACATACTGGCAAGAGATAGAATATCCTGCTGACTATTATTATAAGGGTGGATATAATACATCTTATATGAGAGATGAGCAATATCCTTTTTTTATTAGATGGTTATATAATGATGGTGATAAATCAGCTTCATATCATATTCCAGGAAGACCAGCTATAGGTACTGACTTGAGTATTGTAAACAACAATGATGTTTTAAATTTTGCACAAAATAAAAAGTGGCAGGTGTACAATACAGCATCTGTAACAAATTCTAATGTAAATGTTACATTACCTGATGGAGGAGTAATTAGACAAGAAGGTTTGATGGGTTATTGGGAATCTGTTGAAAACTATCCAGTTAAACCAGATGTCTACAATAGCAATCTAACACCAGGAACTGGTATGCCTTATTTTGCCACTGTTTATTCTGATTATGATTTATGTAGTAAACCAATCAGACACCATAAAATGCCTGATAATACTATTACACATATTCATGATAATGGAGGTAATAAGATTTATATACTAGGTGTAAAGTTTGATAACATCAAACCTCCTGTAGATAATCAAGGAAATTTTATAACTAATATTATAGGATTTGAAATATTAAGAGGATCTAGAGAAGGTAACAGAACTGTTATTGCAAAAGGTCTTCTTAATAATTTAAGACAGTATAGTAACTCTGGTGCATCTTCTAAACAGATGCTTTATCAAAATTATCCATATAATGATTTAAGAGACGATTATTTTTTAAGAACTTCACTAGCAACTAATGGTGAACCTGATAGTGTAGATAATGATAGTAATCCATTAACAGGATATAGAAAAGATTACTTTTCTTTTCATTCACCTGAAACAAACTTTGCAAGACCATTTTTAAGTTATGATGAAGTTAAAATATACACAGATGAATATGGTGCAGCGTCTGGAAGTTTTGACTATCCATATGGTCAACCAAAGCAGAAATTAATTACTAATGCTTCCTATATAATTGGATTAACCATTGGTTTAGGTATAGGATTAAGAGTAGCATGGGGAGCAAAGAGAAAAGAAGGAGCTGAAGATGCAGGTAATCCTTTTGTAGCTACAAGTCAAGGAGCAGCAATAGCAGCAGCTGGTGCATTGAGCCCAGCAACTACAGCAGCAATAGGTACAGCATTAACTGGTACAATTCCTACTACTATGCTAAGTGAGGGTAAAGTAGGAGCTGGTGCAACTGGATTTGGTTCTAGTATTACTTTACCAATTACTACTCAAGAACCAGGAGATTTAACAACTCTTGACTTAGCTTATTATTATCCTGGTGCTACAGGTGCACAATTAAGTAAAGCATTTAGAGCAGTTCTGCAAGCTGCAACTATTACTTATTATGGTGGTCAAGGATTGGAACAAGTAGTTAAAATTATTTATGAATTAATTCCTTTTAGACAATATGCTTTACAGTATAATTCTCATGGTTATTATGATAATTATCAGGCAGTAACTTCTTTAGGAAACATAAGAAGAACTAATAATAAAAGTATTTACATAAAAGATCAGATTCAAAACTTTGATACTACTTTTAATATTAACAATCTATATAGAGGTGATTATGTGGCTATTAATATTCAAGGTAGTTTTTCTGATCCATCTGTGGCAGATCAATCTAGAGTAAGAGTAAGAGACACCTCTCTTACTTTTAATAATCCCATAAATCAAAATGTTTCAACACCTATATCTTCTTACTATGGTGCTTTAAAAATTGATTATCAAAATCAATATGGTCAGTTAGAAGGTATTGTACAGATACCTGTACATAATTGTTTTGTATCAGCTCTTTTTCCTAAAGCAGGTAAAACATATGAAACACCTACTTTATTTGGAGGAGACATTTACATAAACAGATACACTGAAAAAAATCCATTCTTCTTTTTTGTTCAGTGGTTATTCAATGAACCTCCAGGAACTGCATTTGACTACAGTGAGTATAGTAATGTATTGTATCCTAGATATTGGGCTAATTTTGATAAGTTTGATACTAGCTCTATTCAAACACCTACTTTTATTGATATACTAAATGCTACATTGACATTAAGTGGTAAAAATTTAATGAAGTGGACAAAAGCAGCTAGTTCATATCATCATTTAGATAGAGGTGATGCTACCAATTCATTTCAAGTAACAAATGCATGGTTCTATCTATTTAATAATGGCATCAGAGATTTCTTTGTTGAGTCAGAAGTTAATCTAGCATTTAGAGACTATGGTGATATAACAAGCCAACGTCATTATGATGAAGTTAGTGGATACACTGATGTCAAAGCTTTATTTAGAGCAGATATTATAAAAGCTGGTAATTACTATAAGTATGATTACTCATTGTCTGTAAGCAAGTTACTATCTAACTATATTACATTTTCTTCTTTATTACCTAGAGACTATAGTCCACAAGTTGCTGAAACTTGTTTTAGTTATTATGAAAGAAGAGTGTTATACAGTCTTCCTCAGCAATCAGAACAAAAGAGAGATTCTTGGAGAATATATCTTCCTAATAACTATAAAGAGTTTGATAACATAATTACTAATGTAAAAGCTATCAATAAAACAGGTAGTATTATATTATTTAAAGATGCTGAACCTACATCTGTTACAGGAGTTGATCAATTACAAACAAGTCAAGGAGTTAAAATTACTGTAGGTGATGGTGGATTATTTCAGCAGCCATTCCAAACATTAGTTAATGCAGATGATGAATATGAATATGCATCATGTCAAGACACAAGAAGTGCAGTAAACACACCTTATGGATTATTTTGGATTAGTAGAGATACAGGTAAAATTTTAAACTATGCTGGTGGTGCAATTACAGATATTGCAATGAATGGTATGAGAGCATGGTTTGCACAATACTTACCTAATATTCTAACTACTCAGTTCCCAGGATTTAAAGCCACTGAAAATACACTTGTTGGAATAGGTTGTCAAACAGTATATGACACACAGTATGAATTGTTGTACTTCTGTAAGAGAGATTATAAATCTAAGTCTACTAGTCTGTTATTAAATGAAACAACTCAGGAGTTTTACATTGAAAAACAAACAGGTATTACAATAATTGAATTAGGAGATCCTGACTATTTTGAAGACTGCTCTTGGACCATTAGCTATGATCCTCAAAATAAGATGTGGTTAAGCTTCCATGATTGGAAACCTGATTATGTGCTTGGTACAAATTATCATTTCTTTACAATTAAAAATGGTGGATTTTGGAAGCACAATGTATTATGTAATAGCTATTGTAATTACTATGGTCAGAATTACAATTTTGAAATAGAAATGCCAGTTAATACAGGAGCTACAGTTAATACTATAAAAAGTATAGAATACACATTAGAAGTTCTTAACTACTCTACAGATTGTATAGATCCTTATCATGTATTAAATGCCAACTTTGATTATGCAATGATTTACAATACAGAGCAGAATTCTGGAATTTTAAACTTATATTTGAAACCATATAGCCCTGTAGAATTGTTACAATATCCTAAAGTTCAAACTGATTCAATAGATATTCTTTTCTCTAAAGAAGAGAATAAGTATAGATTTAATCAGTTCTGGGATGCAACAAGAGACAGGGGAGAATTCTCAGGTAATCAATTCAGGATGTTCAACACAGAACAGAATGGATACAGAAAATATTTAAATCCTAATTACATTAACTATAGCAAATCACCACTAGAAAGAAAGAAGTTTAGACATTATGGTAACAGACTTATCTTAGGTAGGTATGTATCTGAAAATCTTAAGTTCAACTTGAAGGTGAGCAATGCTAAAGAAACACTAAGTCCACGATGAAAACTGACAAACTTCTTCACATACTTACTCAGCATCAGAAAGGAGGTAAGAAGCCTGCTGTTAAAGCTAAGCCTACTTCCAAGCCTGCTCCTAAACCTGCTGAAAAAAATCCTTACAAAGAAATAAATGCAACTCCTGCTAACATATTTAGAGCAGCAGTTCCTCTTCCTGGAAATGTATCTCAGATGTTAGCAAAGCAACTTTTCAGTGATGCTAGAATGAATAACTCTTCACTAACAGATGAACAAAAAATTATTCTATGGAACACTATACAAAATGCTAAAAAAAGAAGTGGTGCAGTTAATGGTGGAACAGAGTATGTAGATTATGGTAATCAAGGATATGGTACACCAGATGAATTTAATAATTGGTTTAATAGAGGATCTGCTGGGTTAGCAGGTACTGTATATAACAGTTTGATGAATCCAGGATTTAATTTAGCATCTACTATTGGTAGAGGTAGATACTGGACTGATGAAAAAGATCCTGATACAATATACTATACAGATGTATATGATTGGAATCCTGGAGAAAGTAACTTCAAAGGTTCAAACACTTATCAGCAGGTTAGAAACTATGTAAGAAGTACAGAAGATAAGAATCTTAATGCAGATAAGAATGAAAATTATAGAATGCAATTTAAGCTTTCTAAAGCAGACATTGATGCAATTAATAAAAAACGTGAACAAAGAACTTTTTTAGATCAAAGATTTATAGATGCTGGTCCTAAGTATCAACATGGTGGTTCTGCTCGTCATTTTTTACAACCTAATGATTCTAAATTAATAGAAGGATACGCTATTCCTTCTATTATGCCAAGTACTGAGTTGGCTACATCTATTGGTGGGGAAGGTGGAGAACCTGCTTACTTAGTACCTTCATTTAAATATGGATATCCTTTGGCTAATCCAGAAGATGAATTTTATAATACAGGGGATTATTTGGGTGGACCTTTTAAAACATGGCAAGAAGCTGATAAATGGGATAGAGAGATAAGACATCCTTATGTAGAAAAAGGGCAACCTATTCCATCACCTTTGAAGTGGTGGGGAAAAGGATATCAACTTGGTGGAAGTTCAATTCAACAACAATTAATAAATCAAGCATTAGGGCAAAACAATGCAGCTAGTGTAAGAGATCAAGTTGCAAGTACAGCATATCCTCAAGTTTCTCAAGCAGTTGTTAAGAAAAAACAAAATGAGCAAGAGCAAAGTGATATCAAAAAATATGGTAGTCTTGAAAAAGCAGCCCAAGCAAAAGCTATTAAAAACTCACAAGCTGCTCAAAAAGAATCTGTAATATCTACTCCTAAACTTGGGCAGCCTGGTTATGAATATTATAATCCTGAACAAGGTGAATACAGAGATGACAAAACAGTAGCACCTGAAGGATCAATACTTGCAAACATGCAGGGAAATCTAAATGCATATAATGAGTTTGTTAGTAATCAAACTAGTTTGCTTCAAAATTTATCTGGACCAGTGAGAGCAGTTGGAGCAGTTGGAGCACTTGCTTCAGATATATTTGTAAATGGTCCTATTCAATCTGCACTTAATATTGGAAATACTGTTGCAGGTAATAGACCTCTTAGAGGTGATGAAGATTTTGGTAATCTTTTCTTTGATGCCTTTAATGCTATGCCTGTTTTTTCTTCTTTAACTAAAGGAGCAAAAGCTTTTAATCAAGCAAGTAAACTTGCTAGTGAAGCAGCATTCTCTCCAACATTTGGTATCATGCCTGGTGCAGTGCAAGAAGGATTAGAATCAAGTTCTAGATTCTTAAAGAAAACTCCTGTATCTATACCAGGGGGTGTAAAAAAAGGAGCTGATGATGTGATTTCAGGAAATTTATTTGAAGAAGGTATCATTAGAATGGATGAGGCTGACATGCCTATAACAGATATTATGTTAGGTCATGCGTCTATTCCTGCTAATATGACTGGGGTAAAATTTGTTAAAGATGCTTTACAAGCTGATCCAGTATTAAAAAGAGAAATTGCAACTATTGTAAGAGACTTAAATAAAGACTATGGATTAACCCTTGATTTTAGAACAATTGATTCAATGGAAGAATTGCAGAAAATTAAAGAGAGTGCTATAGACTTTTTACAATCTTCTGATCCAAGAGCTGTTAATGCAAGAGGTCTTTTTACTGAAAAACTTCAACAAACTGATGCTAATGCATTAAGAGCAGATATCAATACAAGACATATAAAACTAGATCAATTAAATAAAAAGAAGAAGGAGCTTGGTGCAGAAATGGTTGGTCTAAACAGAAATGATCCTAAGATAAGAGTCATACAAGATGAGATAACAAAAATTAATGATCAAATAAGAACCACTGTACATAATCCTACTGAGATAATTTTTCCTAGTGGAATTAAGTATGAAGGTAAAACTCAAATGACATCAAAAGGTCCTGTTGCAGATGTAAAAATTACTTCTGTAAAACCTGGAGTAGATGGTCTACTTAAAATTAGTGGAGATGAGCCAAATCTTTTTAATCATTTTTATTTTGTGTCAGGTGACTTAAATTATACTCAATCTGAATTAAATAGATTAAGAGCATTACCAAACCCAGATCAAGCTGATTTAGATAAGATTGCACGTCTAGAACAAAAGATAACAGATTCTTTGATGGCATCTGGTGAAATGTTTAAAGTATCTACAATGAATGCTCCAAAAGGAACAGTGGTTACAGAAACAAGCATGTCTAGTGATTCTTATGGAATGCTTTGGAATATGGGTAAAACTACAGCTGGTAAGAAAACACCTTACAAATTATTAACTCCTGCTGAATTTTCACAATATGATTCTTTAAAGGATAACTGGTCTTACATGCTTGATGGTCCTACTCAAGTTAGTATGTCAGAACAATTAGCAAGAGGAGAGACAGCAGGTATACCATTAGTTCTTCCATATAGATCACCTAATACTATGGGATATGCAGAAGGTATTGGTAAGAGAGCACCTAATCCAAATGCTGTAGGTATTAAAACTTTGCATGGAAATTATCTTACTTCAGTGGATGAAGTAGCATTAGGTGTTAACACTCAAAATAATTTATTTGAGACAGCTAACAAAACATTTGAATACCAACTTGCTAATGGAAGAATTAGTCAAGAATTTTATGATGCAAATATTATAAAGTGGTATGAAGATCCATTGAATCCTAAGAATACAAACTTAACCACTACAGCTCCAAAAGTATCAGCAAGTGAGTTAGCTAATCTTAATCCTGAAATAAAAAAGAGATTTGCTCCTGTTCAAGTTCCTGATGACACTCATTTAAATAGTCCTATTTTTATAGATCGTAATACAAAAAGTAAAAGTTGGGTAGGAATGGATGGAAAAAACTCTCCACTTGTATATAAGTATTTAGGTATTGGTAATAGTCCTGGAGATTTTTCAACATTTAATAATGGTGCAAATAATACATACTTCCAACAAGCTATTCCAACATTTAAAAAGGAATGGAAGAAAGGTGGATTAGTAAGAGCACAAGAAGGGCGAACTATATCTAATAATTCTTTTAGAGAAGGACATGAATTAACACATAATCCTTACTTTAATTCTAATAACATACAAACTGTTTTAGATGCTGCTCAGTTTGTTCCTGTATTAGGGCAAGCTGCTTATGTTGCAGGTATTCCATTTACATTAAAAGATATGTATAATGATTATCTTAAAAATGACTATACACAAATGGGGATAGATGCAATGGGTTTGATCCCTACATTTAAAGCTTTTAAATATGCAGCAAAAGGTGATAAAGTATTAGATTCAACAAGTAAGTTAGCAAAACAATTAAGAAAAGCAAACACTGCAATTAATACAGGAAACCTTGTAAATGATGCAACTAAAAAAGCAAAAGGTGGATCTACTTCTAAAAAATCAAATGCTGAACAACAATACTTTCAACTACTAATTAATCAGAAAAATAAAAAATAAAATGAAAGAATTTAAATCTATTATAACTCATCCTGAGGGTCAGAATTTATTTCCAAATCAGATTACAGCAATTGAAGGATATCCACATGGTACATCTATTACTATGAAGAATACTAAACCACAAATTGCAATAACTCCTTATGGAGCATCTTATATGCAACCAGATATGGATTATAAATTTGCTGGTAGTACAGTAGTTGAATTACCTCAAGCTCAAATGGGTGGACAGGATCAGCAACAACAGTTGATGCAGATGATTCAGATGTATGCTGAAATGAAAGGTATGAAACCTGAAGAGTTAATTCAGAAAATACAATCACTTCCTCAAGATCAACAGCAACAAGCTATTCAATCTATTGCTCAAGAAGTGCAGCAAGTAATGGCTCAGCAACAACAAGCTCAGCAACAGCAAGGCCCAGAAGGTATGGGTCAGGAAGAACAAATGATGGAGCAAGGAATGATGAGTTATGGTGGAGAACCTTGTATTGAATGTTTTGATAATTATAATCCATCTCCACAAGCACAAGATTTAAATTGGTATTACAAAGCTACAGGTGGTGAAGCATTTCCACAGGCTAATATGTATCCTAAAGACTGGGCTAGTTATTCAGGTAATCAGTATCAAATAGGTAGACAAACTGGAATGTATCCTCAAAATAATCCTTTATTTTCAGATTTGTATAGTTCTTCTGATAGAGAAGATATGCTTATGAATTTATTTAATTCAGGTAAAGTTTCTTTAGGTCAGCTACCTAAAAAATTACAAATGCAAGAAACTTTTACTAATAATGCATTTAACAATATGCTATCTGGTACTCCTGGTAGTGATGGTGTCTATAGAAATTATGAAATAGGAGGAGAAGCTTTTCCTCAAGCTCAAACATATTTACCTTATGATAGAGCAGGTGAGACTAGACCTAACTTTATGTTTCAAGCAGGTGGGCGAAAAGAAGAATATGGTCCATATAAAGATTCTGCACCAGGTGGAGCAGGTCGTCAGTTAATGACACCTGAGCAATTTAGACAGGGTATGAAACAATACTCAGATGCTGCAACTAATTATGGTAAAAATAATTTATCAGAAGAAGATTATGCAAAGTTAAATGATTTACAATTAAACTTACTTCAGCATATGACATATGATTCTGATAAATTACAAGATAGTAGTTGGCGTGATTGGATGAATATGACTACAGCTCCAATTGTAAATCCAGCAAGACGTTTTTTTAATCAAACATTTGACACTCACTTTCAAGCAGGTGGTCAATCTGATATTGATAAAATTTATCAAATTATGAAGAAGGGTGGTATGGACTTAAATCCTAGAAAGAAGAAAGGAGGTAAGTTTAATCATCTAGATGATTTTCAAAAGTATATTAAAGGTGAGAAGAAAGGAAATAAATTCCAAGAGGGTGGTGAGGAAAATACAGATGGTTTAAACTTTGAAGGTATGTTTGAAGATCCATATGAAAATGCATCCCAGCATTTACAAGAAGATTTTTATGACTTAGCATATGATATTAATGATGGATATACAGGTTCTGATAAATCTAAAGTTGATAACAATAGTAATAAAACTGATAATAATAGTAATACTGCTGAGAATTATCAAAAAGGAAAAAGAAGTTCTTATGATAAAATGATGCAAGCTAATGCATTAAATGGAGCAGCTGCCATGACAGGCAACAAAGGATTGTTTGGAGCAATAGCTGCTGTTAATAATATAGGTAGAGCTGTTGGAGCTGCTGCTCAAGGTTGGAGTCACCCAGGTAGAGCGTTTGGAAGACAATCTAAAAAAGAGACACCAGTCTACGGAAAAGGATTCAATAGACTAGAGAATTCTGATATGATGCAAAATGGAGTTGGTCCAAAACCTGAGTCAACACTTAATAAAAGTGTACCTGCTTTAGATAAGGATAGATATAATCTTAATCAAAATGATGTATATGATTATAGCAACATTTCTGGAAGTACACAAATGCAGGGTGGTGGTAATACACAAGATCCTAGATTTGTTGAGTATGATAGATTTGCAAACAGAGGAAAAAATAATGGAATAGGTGATATTTTTGGACAAGATAAAAGGAAGTATGCTAGTGTTGGACAAAAAGAAGGAAAGCCTAAAAGACGTAAACCTACAGGATCGTGTGTAGATGGAAGGTGCTATGAATTTCAGGATGGAGGTCCTTATGTTTATGTAAGCCCTAATCAATCTGATAGTTATTTTAATCCACTGAGTGGAGATATCTATTTAAATGAAGATCAATCTCATATCCCAGGGGTTTTACCACATGAGATGCATCATTATGATCAATGGGTAAATGGAAAATTCAAAGTACCTGGTGGTGCATACATGGGAGAAGAAAATTTACCTGAATCATTAAATCCTTATCTTCCTTTAATGATGCCATCTATAGTAAGAGACCAGAGCTTTGAAGGGGAGATGCCTTACTATAATAGAAGACCTATTGAACAAGTAGCAATGACAAATGATTTCTTGTCTAGTAATCCTTCTTTTAGTTTAGTTGATCAAGGGTTAGTTTATGATAAAGCTGTTAATCCTTCTTTGTATATGAATCCTTATACATTAGAAGGAGAAGCTCAGATAGTAGGTGATCAATATATGGGTCCTTTCCAAAGAGGCGGAGGATTACCTAAACATCAATCTTGGATAAGTCAAGTTGGAAAACATTGGCAAGATCAGTTCAGTCCTAATAATGCAACAGCTAATCAAATAGTTAATAAACAAGTAAAGGGAGCTGATCCAAATGAAAAATGGAGTGGAGAACCTGATTTTGCATTAGGTGATAGCTTAGTTGCAGGTTTAGGTCAAGCCGCAGACTATATTGGTAACTTTAAAAGAAGAAACTCACCTGATAAAGATAAAGAAAGACGTAACATCAAAACATCTGAATTTATGGATGTAGCTCAATTTGGCGGAGGTCAGTATGGTGATTGGTCTACTAATGCAACTCAGGGTACATCTTTCAGACCTGATGAAATGGTATATGCTCAGAAGATGGGAAGACCTTACAAAGATGTCAATGTATTTGATTATCCTACATATGACTTTAAAGACATGTTCCAATCAGGAGGAAGTGTATTAGATAATTATGATGAAGATGGAGAATATGATTTAACTCAAGAAGAAATTGATGAAATTATTGCTGCAGGTGGAACTATTGAATATCTTTGATATGTCATAAAAAATGATTAAATTTAAATGTATAGTATTTACTAAAGATAAATTTTAAAAGTTTATGAAAGTAAAAGTGAAAAAAACCAGAGGTGTCACTGGAAATCAACATAACTATGGCTTAGTAACAGGTAGTATCTGGAACTATGAAGATAAGCCAACCACTAATACAGTTGGTACAACATTATCTCCTGTACCAAGAGAAGAAGCTAATATAGAAGCTGAGAAGAATGAAACAATAGTGTACCCTGATAAAGATGGTATGCTTGCTCATTCTAAAATTGGTGGAAAGAGACATGCTCAAGGTGGTACTCCACTTAATGTTCCTGATGGATCTTTTGTATTCTCTGACTTCAGAGGAATGAACATAAAGAACAAAGAGCTTTTAAAGAACATCTTTAATATGAATACCAACAAAGCTGTTACTCCAGCAGATATAGCTAAGAGGTATGAGATTAATTATTACAAAGAAGTCCTAAAAGATCCTTGGGCTGATCCTATGGATAAGAAGACAGCACAGGCCATGATTGAAAACAACATGAGAAAGCTTGGCCAACTTGCTCTTATTCAAGAAGGTATGAAAGGATTTCCTGATGGTATTCCTGATATTGCCCTTCCTTTAATGGGTAGTGATATTGCTCATGGTCAACCTTCTCCACAACCTGAAGAAGAACAACAAGAACAACCACAAGCTCAAAAGGGTAAGCAGGTTAAAAAAACTCCTCCAGCTAAATCATCTGGTCCTACCATGAAAGACATGGAGCGTTACAGATTAATGATGATGCAGAAAGCTGTAGCAGAAGGTAATGCTAATATGTCTATGGGTGAATGGGAAAACATGTATAGTCCTAGAGGAACTCAGGATCAAATTGCACCTACAGAATCAAGATGGTTTGATGATGCAATGTTAGGACTTACACATCCTTTTGCAACATTAATGTCTATGGGGGATCGTACAGGTTCTTGGCAATCTTATGTAAAAGAACATGGTAATAATCCAATTGACATGGCTTTAAATGGTGTAGCAACAGCATATGCACTTGGACCTAAATATTTTCAACAAGCACCTGCCTTGTTGCAATCAGCATCCCAACTTAAGAATGCTAATAATTTAAGAAATGCTGCTGTGCTATATGATATGCTAGGGATAAATCATAATCCAGTATATAATAAACCTGTAAAACAAATAGGTGGACTGACACGTGCGCAGATAGGTATGCAAACTAATGAAAGAGGTATCCCAAATATGGTAGGTAATAAAACAATGCTACCTGATACCACTAAAACAAAAGTAGCAAACACTACACAAACTCCTCCTCCTGAAGGAAAAAGTTGGTGGGATTCAAGTGTAGATTTTTTCAATGAACATAGATTTCCTGTTCTTTATGGTGCTGGAGAATTAATATATCAAGGTGCTAAACGCTTTAGTCCAGATTTTTCAGCACTTATTGAAAAGTTTAAAGGTTATAAACTTGCTGATAAACTTAAAGCACTTGGTAAAGGTGCTAAATGGTTAACAATGGAAAATCCTGTTGGAAGAATGGCATTAATGTTTGGAGCTGATTATGCTATAGATTACTTTTTTCCTGATGCCGATGAAAAAACTAAACAGCAATTAAAAAATGAAGCAAAAACAGTTGATGAAGCTATTAAACAAGCACAACAAGCACAACAACAAAATCCATACAGTACACCAGGACCTAATCCTTTTACAGGAAATAATCCTACACAAAGAACTATTGTATTAGATAGTACTCCAAAAGCAGTTGTTGATACTACAAAAGTAGTGGTACAACCTAAACCTAAAGTAACTAGTTCTACAAATTTACAAAAATCTAAATCATCTAATAGTTCAGGTTCTACATCAAGTCAAAGTTCTAATAATAGTGGGGCATATGTAAAAAAAGGTGATCCTGCAAATTATGCAGGAACATACAATCGTGCTAAGGATAGTGTAGTAGTTAAAAAGAAACAAACAGGTGGTTCAATAAGTAGATATCAAACTGGAGGATTTGATATAGAAAGAGCAGAAGGAGCAAAGAGAGCAGATGAAAAAGGTTTTTATATGAAAAGACCTGCTTACTTTGATTATACTTCAGAAGTTGGTGATCAAAACCCAAATAGCGGAGATTATGTAAGACAAGATGGTGTTATCATACCTGCTGTAAAAGATAAATCAGGAAATAAAACAGCTGTTCCTTGGAGTTACACTGATCCTAAAACAGGACAAACAACTACATACAAAGGAGTTGATGATATAGTTAGTTTTGCTGATCCATACATAAACTTTAAAAACTATAGAGCAGGAGAAGATATAGGTGAGGATGAAATGGGAGTTGATGCATGGAAAAAAGATTTAGCAAGTACAGATGAGGCAACACGCAGAAGAGCTGGAGACTTTTATGTAAGCAAGTTAAATGAATATAATGCTAACATTCTTGGTGATCCTACTTATGAAACTATTGTTACTAAAAATCCTGATGGTACTGAAAAGAGAGGCTATTGGGAAATAGGTACTAACAATGCACAGCAAGGATTCTTTGAACCATATGTAAAAGAAGAAGTAGAAGAAAAAGAGAAAGAAGAAGAGAAGAAAACTAAAACAGAAGTAGGTACACCTGAAAGAGCTCAGTATGAGGAAGGAATAGCAGGTTCTCCTTGGTGGAACTATGATGTAGTTAATTATGCTAATCAATTAGGAAATTACTTTAACATTGAACCAGGTAATCTTCCTGCTTATATGCAATACAGTCCTTACTTAGCAGATCCTACTTTCTTAGATCCTGCTAGAGCTATTGCTCAACAACAAGGATTAGCTAGACAATCTCAGGAAGCTATTATGTCTGGAGCAGATCCATCAGTTGGTAGAGCAAATGTAATCGCAGCACAAGCACAAGCTGCTCCACAGGTTGCTAATATCATGGCTCAGTATGATCAGAATAATGTTGGTATTGCAAATCAATATGGTCAACAGGCTGCTCAAACAATGAATCAAGCTCAGTTGCAAAACATGCAAATGAAAAAGCAATATCTTGATGAACTTGAAACAAGAAGACAACAATATGAGAATGCATTAGCTCAAGGTAGAACAAATGTTTCTCAGTCTGTTATGCAAGCTATGAAGAATGCAGCTGAAACTTCTTGGATGAATGCTACATCAGATAGTTATTCTGTAGATCCATCAACAGGTAGAATATATTTCAAACGAGGATTTGATCCTGCTACTGGTACATACAGAGGTAAGCAACAAAATGATGCTGATTTATTAAGAATGTATATGAGTGACCCTTATAACTTAGATAAAGATGATGCAATAGATATGATTGTTGGAAGAAGACGCAAAAAATCAGATGATGATACTAAACAGATGGGTGGTATGTTATATAATCCTATGGATGTTATTTGGAATTATTAAGAAAAAATTATGGCTACATATATAAAAGGAGTAACAGATGTTTTACCTGGACCTACAGCAATGGCTCCAGATTACAAATTACTTGGAACAGCTTTAGCTACTCTTCAAAACAAATATGACAAAGGCTTCAATGAAGTAAAGTCTATGTATAGCTCTATGATAAATAGAGAATTATCATCATCTGATAATGAAAAGTTTAGACAAGACTATTTGAAAAAAGCAGATGCAGAGCTTAGTAGATTTTCAGGAATAGATCTCTCTAATCCAAATAATGTTTCTCAGGCCATGAATGTTTTTAAACCACTGGTAAATGACAAACAATATGTAAAAGATTTGTTTTTGACTCAGTCTCAAAACAGTGAGATTTCAAAAATGGAATCTGTAAAATCTAGTTCTGATGCTAAGATAAGAGATGGATATAATCCTAAAATGGAAGAGTGGCTTTATTTAGGTAAGAAAAGACTTTCTGAAATGAAGCGTGATAATGGTTCTATTGAGTCTGCCAGTTATAACAAGTTTGCTCCTTGGGAAGATCCTATTGCTTATGGTATGAAAATGGCCAAAGAACAAGGGTTAGAAATTGGTAGAACAGAGTTTGAAGGTATGTTTATAAAACATATTGTAGGTGGTGATCAAGCAGTGGGTCCTTATAAGAACTGGTTTAAGACAGTAATAGGAGATAAATTTGATAATCAATTTAGAATAGAAGCTGAGTTAGATTATGAACATGGAGTTCAGAATTTAATGGCTAAAGATAAAACATTAGATCGTCAAGCAGCAACTCAACAATTAGCTCAAGACTTTTCTGGTAATTATGTAAAGTTGATGAATGATGAAATCAATGATACACAAACTAGAATTGATCAGATTAATGATAAAATAAAAGGTGCTAAGCTGCGTAGTCCAAATGGTCTTTCTCCAAATGATGCAAAAGTATTTCAAGCTCTTGCTAAACAAAAGATTCAGTTGGAAGATATGGTGGGAAAGCTGAAAAAAGAAAAAGGTACAGATGATGAGTTTCAACAAAAAGCAGTGGATCTTTTTATAAGAAACCCAGCAGGTACTTATGTTAATAAGATTAAGAATGATTACGCCACTCAATTTGGATTAGCAAAAGCTACTACAAAAGTTGATGAAGAAGTTCAAGTAAATCAAGCTGCTTTACAAAAAGATAGACAGAAGCATGAGTGGGCTATGATGATGAAGAAAGCTGAGATAGATATGGCTCATGATCTTAAAATAAAAGAGATAGAGCGTAACACTCAAATTGAAGTAGCAACACTAAAAGGAGAAACATTAGCAAGTAGATTAGGTGCAGCATACGGTAATGAAGAAAGTGCAGGAAGTTATACACTAGATTATGCTTATACTAAATCAGTGAATAATAATCTTAATAATGGTATTAAAGGTTATGTAGATGATAAGGTACTTGCTGTAGCAGCTAACCTTAAATATACTGGAGCAGGTATAGCAACTAATGTTAATGATGGATTAAATATGGGGGTAGTAAAACAAGCCATCATAGATAAAGGTCAAGGTAAACAATTGGGAACAGATGCTGCTAAAGCTTTAGCTAATTATCTTTCAAAGGTTAAACCTGGTTTTCAATTTGATGCTGCACAACATACTTTTGCTGATATACAAGCTTTGATTGATTATGGCTTTGGAGCCAATCAAAAAAATAATCCTACTCTTGCAAAGCAAGCATTACCTTCTCTTCAAGCAGCTGGAAATGCATGGTCAGCATATACTTCTCAATTTGTTAAGGAACAATCACACTTAAGTGAGTTAGCCAACAGTCCTGTATATGCACCATACATTACACAATCTAATGGGCTGTATACAATAAATCATACTGCTGTACAAAATTCAGGAAAGAAAGGTGAATTATATGACTACTTAATTCCTGATGCTGAAGTTTACACGAAAAAAGCAGCAATTACTGCACAGACTATTGAACTACATCCAGCAGACCCAAGTAAATTTGATGCAAGTCTTATTAGAAATGTTATATCTAATGCTACAGTAATAGCTTCAGGTGAAGATGCATTTTCTGGAGAAGACCTTGGAAAACTAAAACAGATTGCTCAAGGTGATGAAAATCTAAAAAATGTATTTGATATGGGTATTAAATACAAGTTAGAGATTATAAATAACCAGGAGTTCTATCGTGTAACTATTCCTGTAAAGAGATCACTTACTGGTGAAAAACCTACAAGCATGGCTAAACAATTTGATATTGACTTTGAAGGAAAAGTAAGTCAAGCAAATGGTATAGACTTTATTGTACCTGCAGCTGCTATGGATAGAATAGCAGGATCAGATCAAGTTACAATTAATGGTGTAACTGGTCAAAAACAAGTGGTAAGAAATGATTTAAGAACATTATTAAGTCAATCAATGCAACTATTAGATGTTACTCCTCCTACAAGTTGGGTATCTAATAATGGTTTACTTGATGATAACTATAACTATTCAACATTTCCAACATATCTTAGTGGTATGATAGGTGGTGGTCAGATAAGTCGCAGTGGTAATGACTTAGTAATGGACTTTACAAAATTTGATGGAACCATACAACATATAAACTTTACAGATCTAAAAGGAATCACATATGATCAGTATAAACAAAGTCCTGATAAATATGATTCTCAATTAAGAACTTATGTTGAAGGTCTTGTAAATGACTATGCATTAGGTAATCTTAATGCAGCAGAACAGAAGAATACGATTGACAGAACTACAACTAATAAAATCCCTTGGGATAAAATCTTAACACCATAACTAATACTACATGGAAAATATTTTAGGAATTGACAGTGATTTAGAAAGTACTGAATCTATTGAATCTCAATTAAATTCTCCTGAGGTTGAAGCAGCAACTCTTGCTGACATGTCTACTCCTGCTCCTATTATACCTACATATGCTAGTGAACCTCAAGTAGCTGTTCCCACTGATAAAAAAGTACTTGATCCTTTTGATGTAGCATTTAATAATGCTAATAAAAAATTTGATCAAGATAGAGCAGCAGAAGTTGGATTGAGTCGTACTTACTATGACCCAAGAACTAAAGAAAGATATAGACAAGATAGTAGTATTTATAATGATTATTATAATCCTAATGTTGACTATGAACAAGTGGCATATGATAACTGGGATAAATGGGATGCAGTAAGTACAGGATTAGCTGGATTTAAAGAAAACTTTGCATCTTCTTATGGTGAATACTTTAGATATGATAGAGTAGCAAAAGCTATATTTAATCTTGATGCTGACTATTTAAAACCTGATGAAACAGATTTAGATAGAATGGCTTATGAACAACGTCAAAATGAAATAAAGAATCCTATCTATTATTCACCTGGTACAGAGAATGATTTTTTAACTAAAGGTTTTTTAGCTGAGACTATATCTAGTCTTGGATTTACTTTAGGTACACTTGGTGGAGTTGCTACAGAACAGTTAGCATTTAAAGGAATAGAAGTAGGATTAGCTGCAACAGGTATTGGTGCAGCTGCTGTACCTGAAATAGAAGTTGCAGGAGATATAAAGTCAGCAAAAGGTCTTTCTAAAGTTTGGGATGATCTTGTTGGTATATTTACAGGTAAAGCATTAAATAGTGCAGAGTATCTTGCTCAAGAAGGAAGAATGACAGCTAATGTCATGAGAGAAGGAAAAGCATTATCATCTACAGATGATATTGTACATACAATGATTACAGATCAAAGTGTTGTAACTAATCCTGGAAAGTATGGAACTAAGTTTTGGGACAATGCATTAAACCTTGCAACTAAAGTGCCATTTGTAGGTGAAGTTGCAGATGCAGCAAGATTATACAGAGCAGGTAAAGGCACACTTACTACAGGTGAGTTGTTCAAAATTGGTATGGGAGGATTGAGAAGAGCTGTAGGAGAATGGCAATTAGCTGCTGGTGAAGCTTCAAGTGAAGCTGGTAGTAACTATAAAGATTTAGTTGACCAACTTAAAGATGAATATAGAAATTCTCATGGAGGGCAAGAACCTATAGGTCAAGATTTATTAAACATTAAAAACATGGCACTGAAATCTGCAGGTCAAGATTTTGGAGGAAATGTTGCCATTCTTGGTGTAATGAACAAGATACAGTGGGGTAATGTATTTGGTAAGTTTGGAACTGAATCTAAAGCTATATCAAAGCTTAGATTAGCAATGGGTCAAGAAGCATCTGAGTTAGGTATCCTTGCAGTTGAACAAGGTGGTAAATCACAACTTTATCAAAAAGGATTTTTTGGAACAGCAGGATTACTACCTAAAATATCAGAAAAATTTGGTAGAAAAAAAGCTGCATGGGAATTAGGCAAAAGTATGGTAAAAGGTGTTACCAAAATAGAGCTAACTGAAGGTATCCAAGAAAACTTACAAGATGTAGTAACTAGTGGATTAAAAGATTACTATGTTTCTCTATATAAGAAAGATCCAACTACTTGGGGAGATAGTTTTCATGAAGCACTTACTCAACAAATCAGTAAGCAAGGTTTAAAGACATTTGCATCAGGAGCACTTACAGGAGTATTTTTAGGTCCTGGTATGCACGTTGTTCAACATGCTTCTCAAGCATTTGATAAAAATGCAAGAGCTCACAAAGAAGCAGTTGCAAAAAGTGTTGAATATCTAAATACGTTATATAACTCAAAAGATGGTAATGTTCTAAAAGAAACAATTAAGAACATTAAACTTCAAACCATGTTCAATGATGGTATGAAGGAAGGATTACAAACTGGGGATAAATACCAATACTATAATAATAAAGACTCAGCTTTTATTCAAACCATTATGCATGCTAAGCGTACTGGTACACTGCGTAACTTTACTTCATACTTAGAAGGATATGGTAAGATGAGTAATGAAGAGTTTAAATCAGCTTTTGGTTATTCTCCTGAAGAGTTAGGTAAATCAAGTGCAGCTGAAATAGGAAGTCAACTTGCAAAAGAAGCACAAGAATACAGTGACATATATGATCATTATCAAACTAAGTTTGGTTTAATGATGAATATGCAGGACTACATTAATGATCCTGCTGCAAGACAAAGATTTTCTGTAAAGACTAGTGCATTATTAGATGCTATAAGTACAGCAGCATTTGTTCATTCTAAATCTAATGCTAGTATCAAAAGACAAGCAGGAATAAGAGAGCGTATTGCTTCTTATGAATCTATTGGACAAAGTTTATCCACTGCATTTGGAACAGTAGTTTCTCCTGAAAAATTAGATGATAGTGTCTTATTACTTAAAGATGAAATTAAGACATTAAAGAAATCAGTTACTGCTGACTTAGATGAAGATCAAAAAGAAAGAACACTTAAAAAGATAGATGAAAAGCAAAGAGAGCTTGATATTTTAACTAGGATAAAATCATCAGTGTATAGACTTCAGGATATACAAGATCCTACAGACTCTGAAAAAACAATCAAAGTTTATGATACAAAAGCTCTTGATTCATCTCATGAATCTTTTAATGCAGTTGCTGACTTAATAGCTGAGTATCTTCAGATAAAAAACAATCAAGCAGGTATTGATAATAAAGTAAGTGCTGATGAAGTTCGTCAGGCAATGAATGACATATATGATTACATGTCACTTGGTCAAGACCATCAAGAATATGTAGATGCAATGAACATGCTAAATGATTCAGAGAAATTTGGTAAATATCACCAAAGATTAATGGATGCTCGTGTAGCTGCTCATGCTAGATCATTATATGATGACTTCCATGATTTAGCAGAAATGAGTTCAGTGGCTAGAAAGTTCATTGATGACAATAGAGAAAAATTTGATAAACTACTTGCTTTCTCAAATAAACCTTCTGGTACATATGAAAATATGTATGAGTTAAAGAAGATTAATGATGAACTTGCATCTCTTTCTAATCAGGTTCTAGAAGAAAAAGTGAATGAGCGTGTCAAAGAAATGAAAGATGCAGCTGAAAAAGTAGCAGCAGAAGAAGCAATTAGAAAAGAAGAGGAAGCTAAGTTAAATAAACTTAGAGAGTCTAAGTTACCTAAGCCTTTGATTGACATGCTTACTCAAGCCCAAGATACAAATGACTCAGATTTGTTTGCTCAAATTGATGAGTACATGGCAATGAGATATGATTTAGAAGAACTTCAGAATTTTCCATTTGAAGAAACTGACATAACTAAAAGATTAGTAAACAGATACTATGTAGATAACAATGGAAATAAAGTACGTATATCTAAGGATATTAAAATTCCATTAATTATCCCAGGCACTGACCTTGAAATCAACAATCTAGATAACCTACTCACTTATCTGTACGCATTAGAACAAAAGCTTTATGATAATCACAAAGCAGCTGAGGCTAAAGCAACAATGACAGAAGCTCAATCTAGTGCTGTTATTGAAAAAACAGATGATGTAAAAGATGACTTGGCTAATCATGTAGGTAATCCTGTAATGTTCAATGGACAAAAAGGTAAACTAGAAGTTGAGGACAATGCTTATATAGTAAAGTTTGATGATGGCACTACAGCTAAGATCACTGATATCAAAGAAGGTGAGCAATATAAGTTTGCAGACTTTACAGAACTTAGCCCTGCATATGAATCATTAGATGAAGAAACTAAATCTGAAATTAGTTCTGGACCAAGTGCTATTACAGAAACAACATCTGATGGTACATTACATATTGAACTAGATGAGAATTACTTAGAAGAAGTAACAATCAATGGTATAAGATGGAAGTTAGAAAAAGATGAGAATGGTTTTGTTATAGGATTTGTAAATGAGTTCCAAAGAAAGAAGGGTAAAAAGTACAAGACATTCATCAGAAGATTATCTATAAAAGATAAGAAAGGACCAGGTATCAAATATGCTGCAGCAATCAATGAATTAATTGCTCGTACAAAAGAACTTTCAGAAGATATCAATGAATTGGTTGATGAAAGTGATGTGCTAGATGGAGCTATCAATGAAGCTGAAAAAATCATGTTTGATGAAATGTCAGCTAAAAGAAGAAGTGATGAACTAATATTAAATTATCAAATAAGTAAGATATTAAATGAAGATATTCCTAATGATATATTAGAAATAAAAGCTAAATTTGATAATCGTTTTAAAAGAAATCAGTTGTCCAATGATGAGCTAATAAAGCTATTTATGTGGGCAGATGATGCAGACAAAAAAATTATAAAGAAGTTTAGATTACAGTTAACTAATCCTGTGGTCAGTACTGCTAGAGCTTCTTTGAACAAAGATTATATTAATGCTATATCTGAAAAAATAAATGCAAGAGAAAGTAAAAGAGGCTCCAAGCAAGGAAGTAAAAGAGCTACAACTACAAGTGTTAAGGAAAAGAAATCAGTTGCAAAACTTACTGAAGAACTTGAGTCCAGAAAAGGCAAGCGAGGTGCGCCAAAGAGTGAACCTAAGCCTAAGAAGCAAAAGTCAAGAAAGAGAACAGTCAAATCAGAAGTAGAAGCAGTTCAAGCTGAAATAGCTTTTCCTATAGAAACTACAGAAATAACTGAGGTTACTTCAGCTGATGTAATACAAAATCTTCCTACACTAACTGGTGCAGAAAGAATTAATTCAATTCCTGCAAATAGAGTTAATCAAATAATTTCAATTGTTGATCCTTCAGCTGTACCTACAGTTGATTCATCAACTGAAACAGTTAATACAGATAATCCTTTTTTATCTTTACTAAATAATTATTCTTGTGAATCATGAGTTGTAGAATTTCATATGATGCTTTAGAGAACACACTCTTAGCTGCTTATAAAAATGATTTTGAAAAATATAAAAATCTAGATGCAATTGTATCAGATGTATTAAGTCTTCCTATTGCGGAAGAAGCAAAAGTACATGCTGTGTGGTATTATGCAGGTTATGTTAATCAGCTTGCTAATAATGTTACACAACTTCAAACTGATGCATGGAGTCAAGGTAAGTACAAAAGTCTTCATGACTATCTTACCCCTTCTTTATCAGGAGAAGAAAATTTCAATTATGATGAAATTTTAAATGATATAACTAGTTATTTTACTCAACCATTAGACATAGATAAAACAGAGTCTTTGGAAGATAGATTAGTGAGTATGGTTAATGACCTGTCAACACTAAGTGATGCTTCTTTAGGTGAAACATTAGATGAGATTGTTAATACAGTTATCTCTAATATAAGAACATTAGACCCTGTTATATTAGATCCTAATAACAGTAATAGTATTAATATTCTTAAGCTTGCTTTAGATGAGTTAAAAGGAAGACCTGATAGCCCTTATAAAACTACATCAATTAACAGATTAAGTAATATTATATCTGATATTATTTCTAACAACAATGTTGCTGTTGATTATGTAAGCATGAGAGATGCACAAGGAATTGGTAGATATAAGAACAGTGAGATTTATGAATTAAGAAAAGTAAATGGTGACTTATTTGAAGTATACTTTGATGATAACACTAAAGCTTATCATTACTATGCACCAGGAACAGAGAATCATGAAAAACAAATAGAGTTTGATCCAACTGATCAAGTAACTACTATTTACAAAAAAACTAATGATCGTTTTGTAAATCCTGAAACTTTGCAGTTAAGGATGCATACAGATGAAATACTTACAGGTTTAGTTATAGGAGAGTCTACTGCTAAAAATGATAGAACAAAAACAGTGCAAGAACAACTTGCAGAAGAAGCTCAAAAAGGTGCAGTATTTTATAGTTCTGTTAAGATAACAGCAAGTACTAAAAGAGAAGAGTTCAATGCTCAGCGTCAAGCTAGAATTGATGTAAACTTTCCTTTGTTAGGTAGAACATTAGAAACATCAGAAAGACCTAACCAGGACCAGGCGTTAAAGTCTGGTACAGGTGTTGTCTTAACACTATATAAACCAACAACAGGATTTACAATCACTGTTACTAACCATAGAGGTGATCTATCTTTTGATTTAGATTCTTTCACTAATCTTGCATTCTTACGTTCAGATAATACAGTTGAGCCAGTAGACTTTGATAACCCTGATCATATGGAGTTATTAAAGTCAATGATTGAAGTAGATAGTCCTGAGTTCAGAGCTAATAGATATGAATCTATTACAGAAGAAGAACTTGAGAAATTAAAAGACTCAGCTAAAAGATATAAGGAATTTCAAAATGAAGTAACAGAATTATTAACTGGAGCAGGCCCTGTTGACATAAAAGAAATATTTTTCAAGTATTATGACTTATCTAATAATACAACTAAGATTGTATACAATGATCAAGCAAAGTCATCCACTAATTTAAATCAGCACATTGAATCTAACAATGGTGAATTGAATGTAAAGATTCAAAACTATGATGAACAAGGAAATCCTGTAGGTGGACCTGAAAGTGGTAAGATGGCTGTAGTAATGCGTAAAGTAAAAGGTTCATGGATAATAGAAGATACTTTAGGTGAGAACCAAAAGTTAGTAGGGGAAGATGGAAAGATTTATAATTCAGCAGAAGCTTATATTGAGAAAGAAGCAATTGAAAAGAACTTTGAAGATGCTGAATTAAACATTAAAGACTGGGCTCAAAAAGTAGCACCAAATGCTAACTCTATTTATGTAAGCTTTAAAGTAGTAGGTGATAAATTAAAACCTATTGCTGTTCCTTTGGTATATCAAAAGCAAGTTGAAAGTCCAACTGACTTATTAAGTGCAATGGGCGCATTAGCTCATACATTTCAGAATGCAGAGATTGCAGAAGGTAATACAGTTATATTAGAACTTAAGCAAAAAGGATGGGGATTTGATGTTCTGAAAAATAAAGAAAACAGAGACATTGCAATTGCACCTGAAATTGTAATAGTAAAACAATCAGGTGATGTCAAAACTTTTGGTATCAAGTTTACAATGTTATCTCCTGATGAGGAGAGAAATAAATCATTCAATGAGTTTGCTAAGAAACACATGCAAATATCATTCAATCAAGATATTGTAAACAATATAATGTCTTTATCAAAGAAGGCTCTTGAAGAAGCTGGTATTACAATGCCAGAGAATGCTACAATGGAAACTGTCACTGCTTCTTATCAAAAAGCTGCAAGAAAGTTAGGAGAAGCACATCCTCTTATTCAAGAATTAAAAGTTGCGTACAATGCATTCTCAGCAGACATTAAAGCTAAGTACAATGCTGTTATAAATAGACATGATGTTTTATTAGGCCAGGGTCAGATATCTGCTCCTATGTTTGATGAAACATTTAGAAAATATAGTTTGTTTGAAGAAAACAGATTAAAGTTAAAAACAAGAAGTGCAAAAACAGGAAATGTATTAGAGTCTTATAGAAAGTTGGACCATACAATTCAAAGTTCTTTATCTCTTACTTATAGAGATCCTCTTAAGAAAATAGTATTACCTAAGATAGTAGATAAACAAGTACTTAATAAACTAGATACTACAGGTATTGATGTTGTTGTTGAAGAGTTAGATGAAACAGATCCAGTAGATCCTTCTGTTGTAGAAGAAAAACCTGCTACGCCAACAAGAACTATAGACTTCAATGATATAGAACCTAGCAGTACTGTTGATCCATTCATGCTTGCAAATACTATTGAATCATTTTTTACATTAAGTGAAGAAGACTTTACAAAAGAAGTGAATGCAATGAAGGCATTACTTCCTGATAGATTTCAATTTACATATGAAGGATTTTCTAACTTAGATGTAGATGGACATGCTCTTGGTTATGTTCAAGGATTAATGATACACTTGAATGATACTCTTAAAGCTAAGGGTGTAGCATTCCATGAAGGTTTCCATGCTGTATTCAGAAACTTATTAAACAGTAAACAACAAGTTTATTATCTAAAAAAGGCAGCAAAAATTCTGGGTGATTACAAAACAGATGAGAAAGGTAAGTACATCACTGTAAATGGTAAAAAAGTATATGCTAATGAATTCAGACAAGAAAGAAGATACCTTCACCTTACTGATGAACAGATTAGAAATCTTATTTACGAAGAGTACTTAGCAGATTCTTTTGCTACATACATGGAGACTAATAAAGTTCCTCAAACTTTTATGCAAAAGTTATTTGCATGGCTGAAGAAACTTTTAAATGTATTTAAGAAAGGTGGTAGAATAGACAATTTATTCTATGACATCAGTGTAGGTAAGTTCAGAACTAAAACTATTAAGGAAACAAAATCCAATGTAGAAAACATATACAGTCTATACAAAGGAAGTCCAACTATTATTTTAGCTGAAGGTGGTGTACCAGATACATCTAATCAGGAAGTACAATCAACTGTAGTTTCTGAAGTAGGTACTAAGATGGTTGCTGAAATGGCAGGATTAAGAGCACAATATCCAAGCATTGCTGCTGAAGACTTGTATGATTTTGCCGTGGCTAATGTATTAAAGGATTATAAAATTGAAGACTTAACAAGTCAAGTACCTGAGTTTGCTAAGCAAATTGAGAATGCATATGGTAATCATTATACAAATGCTAGATGGTTATTAGGTCAATTTCATAATAGTTCTGAACCTTTTCAATTCATTAACTTAACTGATGCAATTGAAAATGATAACATATTAATTGACAGAGCATCTAGACAAGGTAAAGCACAAACAGCAATAAGCAAACTTGTTGCTGATAAATTTAAAGAAGATGTTGTTGCTGAGTTTAAAAGCTTAGATGTAATAACAGACTTTGATGATGTAGATGAATTAATTAGTTCTTCTAATAAAGAAGATGAAGAAGTAGAAATTGGTGATAACTTCAATGACAGAGGTGCAATAGGTTTACCTCCTAATGAAGGAACAGCAGCGTTTAGAAAGTTGTTTAAGTATATACAATATGAATATACTGACCCTGTATATGGTGTAAAGAGAAAGAAAGCTGTAGACTCAGGATTAATATTCAGTACTATTAGAAAGGTTACATGTAATGTAAGCAAGGAACATGTAGTATTGAAATTAAGACAAGAGATAGACAGACTAACAAATGAGATTAATTATTATAACACTAATCTCAGAAATAAAGTTGGTGGAAGATTTACCATACCAATGGACATTGCTAAGCAAATAGAGTTGAGAAACAGTTTGCAAGCAGTGTTTGATACTCTTCATAAATTTGTTGAACTTGAAGATGTAACTGATGAAAAAGGAAATGTTGTAGAAATCCAATCTACAAAGAATGATCATATCTACATTCAGTTTGCTAATGTGTTTAATACAATTGACATCAATCTAGCATTAGTATCATTGACTACTGAGAAAGAGTGGAGCAAAGAGAAGGCAGCAACAGAAATTACAAATCAAATATACAGACTTAATGATATTGTTATTGGTAAAGATGTTAATGCAATAAGAACTGATTTACTTAATGGAATAAGAACCATCAATATTACTGAAGATCAATTCAAAAAAGCAAAAGAACAGCTGAGTAAAATAGAGAACATCTTTAATAATAAGAACTTACTTAAAGATACATTATTCACTGAAACAGGTTTGTTCAATGATGCTGAATTCAGAAAGCTAGTAGATGAAACTTATATTGCACTTAGTACATTTAATCTTAATATTCCATACTCAGCAATTCAACTTGCATTAGCATATAATGTATTCAAGTTAAATGATTATAAAGCTAGTATCTTCACACCTAATAGTGATGTAAGATTGTTATTACGTAACAATAAAACATATTGGAAAGGTTTAGATAAGTTAAACTTTACTTTCTTCACTAAAATGATTCCTGATGCTGTTGATTTATCATTGAAGATGACAGCAGAAGATAAGTCAGGTAGAAGAAGTGAAACATTAGAGAAAGCTTTAGTAAGAGTAGGCTCAGCATATTTAGATTCATTAGGTGAATTCATTTTAAAGTATGACCCAACACTAGCAGGATCAGTTACAAGAAATGCAGCAGGTGATACAATCAGTAAGTATTGTAAACCAACTCCTGCATTTGTAACTATTATGAAGTTGCAAGGATTTGATTCAATTGAACAAGGGTTAGATGAATTAATTGGTTCATACTTCTCAGGATTTGAATCTTACTTTGAAGATAACCCCTTACTAAATACAGATTCTGATTTAATTAAGGTATTCCTTTCTAACTTTAAAGTTAGTGCTTTTGCAGGCTTTGAACATAAAGTACAAGAATTTGGTACAAACAAAACAGGTGACCCTGTAACATTCAAGGACATTGATGATAAGTCATATGCTCTTGCTATGATGGGATTGTTTGCTAATCAAGTTGAAACTAATGTAGTAGATAGAGCAACTGGGTTAAGTAAGAAACTAAAAACATTTAAGAAAGTACTTACTATTTATGAAGCAACAAGTACAAGTGTTGTTGTAGATGGTATTTATAAAAACTATTCTGATAAGAATGGTAACTTCAATAAAAAGAATGGATTTTCATTAATTGCTAATGACTTGTTTAAAGTGGTTAAACAAGAATATAACTTAATGAAGAAAAACTATAAGGAGTACAATGATAAGAGTGCTCCAAAGAAGTTTTTGGGTTATAACATAAATCCTGAAACAGATAGAGGTTTTACATTCAATATATTATCTGACTTCTTCCAAGTAAATGTGGAGGACAAGTCTAAAGAGAATACAGCCAGAACAGGATTAAGAGATGACTTTTTAAAATCAGGTGCAAAAGATAATATTGAATTTGAAACATTAATGGATGCAAATCCTGATTTAGTTACTCAATTAATGACTGAGTTAGATGCATATGTTAATGAACAATATGGTGTATTTAAAAATAGTTTAGATGAGTTAGGTATTGTAGATGCAGATTTACCTATTACATTAGTTAGGTATAATGAAAAAGAGCTTCAAGCTTTATCTCCAGAAGACAGAGATTTAGTAAAGAGTCAAGGATCAGCTGAACAAAAGAAAAGAGCAGATGCTTTCTTAAAAGACATGTTTGCTAATAATTGGATTAATGGAATTTTTGTTAATCAATTATTTGATGGTCCTATTGCAGTTAGTACTAAGAACTTTGCTGATTACTTTAAACGCCAAAAGACTGGAGCTGCTGCTGGTGAAAATATCTATAATCCTCTAACTAAGCAAACTCATTATAGAGCTTCTGTTATTCCAAAAATAGTAGCATACATTGATAATGAAGATTTAACTAAGCCAGTTCAATTTACTCCTCATTTGGGAGAAGATGGTAAACCACTAGAATCTAATGTAAAAATAGATTTGTTTGATGGTCAGTCTGTCAATCATCTTAACAGAAGAATAAAGATTGCAGAAGCAGAAGGTAAACTAGATCCTGAATCTGCTAAGTTTCTTCGTAGCATGAGATGGACTACACAATCTTCTAAAGAATATTCTGATGGTATTAGAAAGTTAAGAGATGCTGGTATTGTATTTAACAGTTTAAAGACTGTATCTGCATCAGGTATGTTTTATATTAAGCAATCTGAGCATACTCTTTTGCGTAAAGATGTGAGTATGCTTAAAGCAGAATACAGAACAAAAGAAGCAAGAGCACTTGCAGAAAAAGAACTTAGTGAACTATATGAATTAGCAGATGCATATGCTTGGAATTTAGAAAATGGAATCGCAGATGTTAATTCTGAAACTGATGAAATATATGATTATGATGAATTGTATAAGCAAACTATAGCTAGAATTCATTTTTACTTTGAGCCTATAAAAGGTAGGGAGATACTTCATAATCTACTTAACTCAATGGAAGTACACAGTGTAGACCAGTTAATGGATCCTACAGCTAGTAAGAGAGCAATAGTAGAACCTACTAAAGCTGATTACTTAGAAGCATCTAGTGAAGATTATTATTTTAATCTATCAGATTCTTTATTCTATGTACCTAATGAATTGACATATCTTCAAGTAGAGACAGGTAAGATTGCTAATTCTGTAACACAAGCTATCCAGCAAAAGTTACTAGTAATTGCACAATTAGATCCTAACTCTGAAGAGTATAAGGCAATTAAGAAAGACATTGATGGATATCAGAAAGGATTGGCTGATGCAGTGTCTGCACAAACTAAAAAGATGATGAGATTACTTAGCGTTTCTGATAAAGAAATGATAGGTAAAATCTATACTAGTATTGCAAATGGATTACGTGAACAAGGTGCTCCAACTACAATGCTTCAGTACTTTGAATTGAACCCTGATGGTTCTCCTGTATATGAGCCTAATCTTCCTGTATTAGGTGAGACATTGGTGTATTACTTTACTAGCTTATTTAACAATAACATTTTTGATAAGAAAGTAGAAGGTAGAAAGTACTTCCATGTTAGTTCATTTGGATATAACATTATTGAGCATGATGGTAAAATCATCACTCAAGATGAATACAAAAAGAACCCTGGCAAATACAAAGGAGCTACAACAAGACAACCTTCTGTTAAGAAACAAGAAGATGGTACTTATGTAGTAGAAGTAATTGTACCTAAGGAGTTAAGAAATGTAGATCAAAAGTTCTTAGAACAATATCTATCAGAATTCTTTGGTACTCGTATCCCTACAGAGGATAAGCGTTCAATGATTGTAGCTAAAGTTGTTGACTACATTGATGAAGCTTATGGTGCTACAATCATAGTTCCTTTCCAAGTACACATGCTTTCAGGATCTGACTTTGACATTGATGCATTATATGCTCATGTTAAATCTTCTTACTATACTGCTGATGGTGAAAGAGTTCCATTTGGTAACTATGACCACTACATGAAGAAGTATGGTATGACTTTGAAAGAAGCTAAGTTCATGGAGTATCTTCATTATATAAGTAAAGATGAAGGTGTTAAAGAACTAGTAGATCTTGAAGTAGATAAGATTAAAAATCAAGCAGGATACAAACAAGAGCAAGCAGTTAGATTTGGTGAAGCATTTGGAGGAAAGATTAGAACTTACTTTGCTGAGAATGCTGGATTAGTAGAAAATAAAGATGGTGATAAAAAAGATTTAGCAGATGACTTTAAAAGAGTGATCGCTACATTTAATGTATTACAAGCATTAAAAGAAGCAGAGCTACCAACTACTCCATCTGAGTTAGAATCATATACTCGTGAAACAGGATCTACTCCTGTAGTTAATGTTATCATGAATGAAATTCTTCAACATAAGATTAACATTCTATCTAATGAGAAAGTATTTGAAAACTTCTCAGCAAATCCTGATAACAGAGCTGATGTAGCTGTTGATCCATATAAGAGATTAGTGGAGAGAAGAGGTATGAGTGAAAAAGATTTATATAACAAACAAAATCTTTACTCACCTGCTGCTTTGATGATGGCCAGATCTCTTAACTCACAATCTAAAGATTCATTAGGTATTGCAGCAAGCTTTAACAAAGGTATTAGTATGTTAGCTACTGTTGGTGCAGAATTAAAAGAAGCTGTTGGGTACTTATATACAGACTCAGGTGTTATCACTACAGATAAAATAGTAGACAATGCAGTTCAGTTAGTAGGAGGTTCTATTGGTTTATTTGCTGATGCTCCTAAGAATCCATATCCAGGCCCATTACATCTTAATACAATTACTACTCCTGTAATGAATACTATGTTTGCATTAGGCTTCCCGCAAGGAGCAGCAATCATGTTCCAATCATTACCTATAATTGTTGATTTAGTTTCTGATTACAATCAAAACTATGGTAGTGCCTATAAAACATCTAATCAAAGAAAGACAAGTTTTAATAAGTTCTTAAATGGTGTATACAAGGACCAAATTGAAGAATTGTTACCTGCTTTGTTATCAGCAGGAATCTTAACAGAAACTGAAAATGGTGGATACTTTTTTAATAAAGAAGCATACAAACTTAAGTGGACAAATAATGTAACACCAGGTAATCAATTAGAAAACTTTGGTTTTGAATTAAAAGCAGCTGATGGTTCTCCATTATCTAGAGAAGTGCAAGACTTTATTCTTATGAAAGAATTCATGGAATACTCTGAAGTTGCTAATCAAATTAGTTTTAAAATTACAAGACTAACTGATACATTAAAAGGTCTAAAGCCTGACATGGAAGTATTTGATAGATTATTCAATACTTATAAAGAGGCATATCTTGGAAGTTCTTCAATTGTATTTACTTCTGGTACAATGACTAAATTGTTTGAACAGTATCCTGTGTTAAAGAGTTCTTACGAGTCATTAGACTTTATGGATAAAATGTCCAAGTCAATGTTCTTAGAAAGAACTAGTTTGATGAAAGGTTTAACTGGATTACTTACAACTGGTTTATATGGATATGATTCTTCAGAACTTAAGAAAGATTTAAAAGCATTCATTGCATTACAATTGCAGAAGAGTGCAATGGAAAAGAATCCAACAGGGTATTTTGCAAACAGATATTTAGAATTATTAAAACCTGAAAACTTCTTAAATGCTGATATACTAGCAGACTACGAGAACATAAAAACTAAATATCCTGATAATGCTTTCATAAAACAATTAACAATTAGAAATGTAGGTGATAGCTCTAAAGGAATGAGAGTTTTAGAAATGGTATCTTCTAAACTGAATAAGAATCAGAAGAATGATATTCACTCTGACTTCATGGCTCTTCTTAGAGATAACATTGATATTAAAGATAGAGCATTGAGATTGGCTTATTATGGAATGATCAAGTCTGGTGCTAAGAAAGCCAGAGGTGGTTACTATGAATTATTACCTGCATCTATATCTAAGTTGATGAGTAATGCATTGTTCTCATTAAGAGAAGACTTAGTTGCACTTGATAAATCTGTAGCTAAGAAGAAGCAACAAAGTATGGAGTTTGTTGATGACAATCCTCTTCTATCAGAAGATGTTAAAAGAGAATATCGTGAAAAGATGGATGAGTTGATGGGTAAAAACTTCAGTGGTATTACTTTACAGCAAATCATTACAGAAGCTGTTTCTAAAATAGTAAGTGTTCACTTAATCAATACACCAGAGGCTGATTACAAGAAAGTAATCAATGCATCAAGAGCTAAAACTAATGAACCAGTTAGTCAACAAGATGTTATTAACTTAGTTAAAAGCATTACAGGTACTTACTCTGGTAATATAATTACAGATACAGGTAGTATACCTGCTATTGGATTACCTATTGATACTAAGTATAGAATGAAAGTTGGTGAAATAGAATTATTTGTACCTACTGGAACTAACTTGAAACTTAGTCTTAACTCTAACATGAGTGAAAAAGACAAAGCATTATTGAGAATGACTAGTATATATTCAGAACAAGATAAGTTTGCATTCCCTGTATACAAGAAGAACATCTATGGTCAAATGCTTGTGTTAAAAGCTATTGATAACAAAAGTATAGGAGAAGCATTCATTGATACATTATATGAAAATGGAATGTCTAATACTTCTCAAATGCGTATCACAGGTTTGTCTGCTGAGTATGAAGTAGTTCCAGAGCAAGGAGCAACTAATATCTCTCCATTGGCTTTTGGAATGAATGAAGGTGCTACTATCAGAAATATGACATCTCGTAAGATTCAGCAATTAAGTTCTGTAAGATCAGAAGCATTACCTTCTTCAATGAGAATTGTTAGTAATGAAAATAGAATGTATGAGGTTAAAAATAGGAACCAACCTATATCTAATCACATCAATAAAACATATGTTAAAGATGATAACAGTACAGTTTCTGTTGGAGATAAATTTACAGCTATTGATTACTTCAGAGATAAGGTATATCTTAAGCCAATGAATGCAGGTAATGGTACAGTGTACAGTGAAGTTGATTTACTAGCTCAAAAGTTAGGAAGAACTAATTGGGAAATGATAAAAGCAGATCCTGAGTTTGAAGATTTTTTTGCTGGAAAATCTAAGATATATTTGTATCAGTTACAAAATAATGATAACTTATCTGTGAATACTAAAAATCAAACTGAAGCTTCAAGTCAAGAAGGTACTACTTTAAAAGGAAAAATGACATTTAGTTATGGTTCTAATAAAAGAGCAGATGTTACTACTGCTACTACATTTGATGCTATATTAAATGGAGAAAGAACTGCCACTACAAGATACGAAAGTCAAGGTAATATAGACTATTGGAAAAATGCTAAAGTAGGAGACATTATTACTTGGGAATCAGGAGATGGTAGAACAGTTGATGTTGTAGTTACTAAAGCTCTTCATAAACTAAAAGGTTCTGGAAAAACACCAGAATCATGGTCTAAATTAGAAGGATGGTCTGTAGAGTATTTTAATACAAATGTTAAACCTAAAGTAGAGGAGGCATGGCAAATAGAATATAAGCTAAAACCATCAACCAACAGTAATAATATCACAGATAAAGATATTGATGATACATTAAATGATTTAACCTGTAACGGAGGAGAATAATATACTATGTCAAGTTGTTCAATCATAAGAAATCCAGAAGATGGAAAAATAATAAAAGTGATGGCTCCTAATGGTAAGCAATCACTTTTATTTCAGAATGCTTTAAATGCTTTAGGAGATCAAGAATTAGCTCTAAGAGTTTGGGCTAGAGCATATACATCTCCATTCAAAATTAGATATGGTGATTGGGAAAAAGGACTAACAAATCTAACATTAGATTATAATGGTGAGCCTAGTTTAGGCACTGTGATGAATCTTAAAGAAGGTGTTAACAGAATTATTCAAGCAGAGTATTCTCACTTCTATAGTTTTCAACCAGGAAGAGAGCAATGGACTGATTTAAAGTATGTTCATTCTTTTATTAATCAGATTACTAAAAGATATCCTGACTTAAAGTTTACTATAAAAACAGATCCTCTTAGACCAGGAATGGGATTACCTGTTCTTGTACCTACTTTCAAAGACCTTACTGTTAGATATAACAGAGAAGAAATTGAAAGAATGAAAGTACCTGTAAATAAATTCATGGGTAAGTTGATGAGTAAGTTCCCAGGCCTTACTTATGAATGGATTAAACCATCTGATTTAAAACAAGAGGAACATGAAAGATCTGTTGGTAGTATTAGATCTTATGTAAAAAACAATAAGATTTATTTAGTTGAGGGAAGAGTTACACCTGAAGATGGAATAGAAGAAATCATGCATGTCTTTTTAGAGATGCTAAGACAATCTAAGCCAAACTTATTTAAAGGATTGTTTGACAATACTTATGCAGATGAAAGATATGCTGCTGATTATTTGAATATCAAAAATTGGTATGACAGCAAAGGAGGTGACAATACAGATGAAGTAAGAAGTGAGTTCTTAGCTAAAATCATGGCTAAAGCAATGAAGCAAGAACTTGAGGTAAATCCTGATGGTAGACCTGCTTCTATGTTTGGTAAACTAATTCAACGATTTTTAGATTGGTTAGCTTCTGTTTTAGATACAGAAAGCATTAGACCAGGCCAAGCTATAAAAGATATTATAGGATATATTAATTCAGAAGATCTTATACTTCCTCTACCTGAGGATAGCTACATGTATTATAGTTTAGATCCTCCTGCTGATAGCAACTTTGATCCAGAAAGTAAAGATGATGCTGCTAAAATGAGTCCTAGATTCAAGGGTAAAACAGCTAGAGAACTTAACATTGAAAAGATAAATGAAGGTATAGCAACCTTAAAGATGTTAAGAACAAATGTAAACTTGGGTGCAAGGAATGTAATTGACATAATGATTCAAAATAATGAAGAGTTAGTCCAAGCATTAGAAAATGGTGATAGCTTTATTAGTGTAACTAATTATAAAGGAGCTCAAGATACAGAAAGTACAAAAAGTAAATCTACTGAGCTGGGTGCTAATACTGGTAACTTCTTCCATGATTTAATGCAGAAGATACAGATTGATACAATCCTACAAAAGAAATCAGCAATAGATATATTTTTAGTTGAAAACTACTTTGAAGATTTCTTAAAAGATCATAAAAACTATATTCTATTTAATAACTATGATCCTGCGATGCTCAAAAATATGGGGATGCAGATTGCTGTAATGTTACAAGGATTAGCTAATGAAGGTAAAGTAGCATTACCTGAAACTTCTATTGGAGTTAAAGATGTTGATGGTACTTTAGTATTAGGGCGTCTTGATATTATGGCAATTGATCAAAGAGGTGTCACAGAAGTAATTGACTTAAAAACAAAACTAAATCCAGGAATAGCTACATCCATCTTCCCTGATACATTATTCAGAAGACCATTTGACTTCAGAGGTGATTTTAAAGAAGGTGTTGCTGATGAGTTTACAGAGTTCAGAAATAAATCTGACTTAAATACTTATCATATACAGTTAGCAATTTATTCTGAGATGCTAAAGAGATTAGGAATCAGAGTAAACGAAGATGGACATCAAATTTTTGCACTAACATTTAGTACAGCATTTGATGGATCAAAACCTTCAACCTCAACTAAGTTTGAACTTACTGGTTTTAACATTAAGAAGTATACTTATGGTAACTTGTCAACTGATCCTAGAATGTTTGACAATATTAATAAAGCTGCTGCTTATAGATTTGATCCAGATTCTAAAGTAAAAGCTACAGAAGAAGAGGAGGTAATTACAGTTAAGGAAAATCCATTTAGTTCTTTATCAGATGATGCTAAAAATAACTTAATTGAAAAGTTAACAGCACTTGCAGAAGAACAATTAGCTGCAATTGATAAAGAGATAAAAAAGGTAGATAATAATGAAGACATAGATATTGATAAGAAGATTGAAATTCAACATAGGTTAACCAGACAGAAAAGTTCAATCCTTGAAATCAAACAGAATCTTAAAAATATCCAAGGTATCAGTGAAGAGAAAGTATCATTCAACAAAGCATTGGTAATCAAACTTGCATTAGATACATTCCAAAAAGAAATTGATAACATCAATGATAGAATAAAAGCATTAGAAGTACCATCTACTTTTAATCTTAAAAATCTACAAGATACTTATGTCTTGAAAGAACTTCAGGACAACACTGAATCATTAGATAACATTGCAGAGTATTTGAATCTATTCATAGGTACTATATCAGCAATGGAATTAGATAATGATGTCAAAGCTAACATTACTAACTACTTAAGTTTAGCTGTTAACAAAGCCAACAACATCTCTATCAATTATGTTAATACAGGCAAGAAAGTAATGAAGGCCATATTAATGGAATCAATTGGTGAGAAAAAATTTGAATCAGTTTTTGGTGATATGAAGAAGGTTCTCCAGCCTGAACTTGATTGGATTAATAGAATGATTGCAAAGATGGAAGCAGGTGAAGCATCAACTGATCCATTCTTTAGTAAAGTGGGTAGACTTATAAATAACTTCTTCAGTACAACTAAGAATGATAAAGATAGATTGGAGTCTTTAAAAGAAAAGAAATTAGAGATAGAATCATTAATCAAAATGAATAAGCTTAATGATGAAACTCTAGATACTTACTTAGAAGGGCTTATCAATAATCCTAACTCTGCTTTCTACATGGGGTCTACTATTGCAGGTAATAATCCTATATTAAGTATGGATTCTATTATTGGTAGTAACTCCAACTCTGAAATGGCAATCAGTGGTTTGTTTCAATACATGCGTAACACATTAGAAGAAGCTAAGAATGAAGCAAGAAACTGGGCGTATGAAACAGATGTAGATACTAAGATAAATAATTTTGTGAATGCTGCTGGAGGTTCTGTTGCTGCTAATAAAGCAATATCAGAAGAAGTAGTTTCTCATGAAGTATTTGATAAAGATGGTAATGTAATTAAAGAACAAACTCAACGTCAATTCTTAAATCCTGCAATACAGGAGCATGAGAATACTCACAACAAGTACAAAGCTCAAATGAGAGTCTTGGGTGAGCAGATTTCTGAGTTACATACTAAAATTAATGAAGAGGCTAATGCCGCAACAAAAGAACAGCTTACTGAACAAAGAGCTGCTTTATATAAGCAACTTCATGATATTGAAAATGAATTTACAGAGTGGCAAATTGAAACAACAGAAACTCAAATAAAGCCTGAGATCTATAGATTGATGAAAGGAAGTGGTAAACATAACTCTCAGATTACTGATATTCTTTCTACAATTAATGAAATCATTACTGATGCAGGTGGAGAAGAAATGCTCACTGAAACAGATCAAGATATGATTGATGAATTGGAAGCACAGATGTCTAGAATTAGACAAGAGATGTTAGAAGAGGATCCAGAGTCAGCTGAAAAGTTCAATGAGTTAATGAAGTATTTTAGTTATGATTTAAATATCAATCTTTGGACAATCAAAAGAGCAGATGTTATTAAAGAAGGTAATGCTACTAAACTAGCTAACTTTGATAGAAACAACACTGATATTGTTCCCACTGAAGAGTGGCAACAGTATGTATCTGATTTATTCAAAAGAATGGCTGATATACTTGGTGATGACCCTGAGTTGAAAAGAATAAACAAAGAAATCTCAGCTATCAAAAGAAGAAATCAAGTAAGAGGTAAGTTTAACTTTAAGTATATGACTGAAGAAGATATTCAAGAATATACTGACTTAATTAATCAAAGAGAAAAAAGAAGTGAGGAATTAAAAAATAATCCTACAGGTGTTTTAACTGAAGCTCAAGAGCAAGAGTTAGCAATGATTAATGAGAATCTTAGAAGTGTTAGAAAAAGAGACCTGAGTGAAAATTATAAAAAAGAAAAAGAAAGATTAAAAAATAGAGTACTTAACAAGTATGAATTATACAAGGAGGCAGATAAAGAATTAAAAAATGCAGCAGTGACTACAGTTGAACTAACTAATAAGTTAGCAGCTGCCAGAGCTCAATATGAGAGAGCTGAGGATGAGTTTGCTACATTCTTTAATAAGCATAATAATACTACATATAAACTGGGTGAGGATATCATTGCAAAGAAAAAAACTTTGAAAGAATCCCCTAAAGCTTATCTATATGAATATGTGCCTTCTAATGAGAAGTATTTAGAAAAAGTACCTAACAAAAGATACAGAATCAGAAGACTTAAGGCAGAAGCATATAATCCAAATTACCAACCATCTTTCACTAAAGATAAGTTTGGAAGAGGAATGTTACCTATGCCTAAGGGAATTAGATATAATTCAGAAACTAAAACATTTGATGTAGATCCTAAGTCAAGATATGCAAATCCTGAATTCTTGAAGATGCAACAAAACTCTGCAGCTCATGAATTTTATAAAACATTTGTAGTAGAAAATTTCTTACTAAAACAAAAGAATGCTAGTGGTAGGCCATTGGGATTCTGTTATCCATTTAAGCAACAAAGATTTGGAGACAATGTTATAACAAAAGGAGCAGAGGGTATTGTCAGAGAAGTAAAAGAAAAGGTTCAAGAGTTAGCTTATAAAAACAGTGAGTTTGAAAAAGCTAGTAATGAATCTGGTATGCTAGGTGAAGAGAAAGTAAGATTCAAAGAGAACACTAGAATGCCTGCTGATCTTACAACTACAAATGGTATTGAAGCTTTATTAGAATGGAACTATGGTTACTATGCTAACAAAGCAATGGCTACTACAGGAACTCAAATGGATTCTGTACTATACTATCTGAGTAATATCAGAGATAGATTAACTGGTATAAAGGATGAAACTAAAACAGAAAGAATTAATAAGATTGATACTATTATCAAGATAGTAGATTTTGAAAAAAGGAAGTTTGTTTATGGCCAGAGGTTTGAGAAAGAGAAAGAACCAAATAAATTCTTCAATAGAAAAACTGCAAGGATGTTAATGCAGTTAGCATCAGCAGGTAGAATGGCATTTGATATTCCTATGCAGTTTGGTAACTTACTCTCAGGTAATGTACAAACATTTCTATCTACTTCTTATAGTAGACATGCTGATTCAGAAGATTATCTTGGAGCTAAAAAATTAATATACAGCAGATGGTTTCCTAAGATGATTGGAGACTGGGGTAAAATATCTGATATCTCATTGGAAACAATGATATTTAGATACATGAATCCATTAGGTGCAGATTTTACTCAAGAGTTAGATGGAGCATCTACAAGTAGAGCTAGAAAATTATTTGCAAGAGGTATTGATATACAAGATATGTCAATGGCTTTGCAAGATAAAGGTGAAACTGAAATAGGATTAACCACTATGTTGATGATCATGCTTAATACTAGATATGAAGTATTTGAAACAGATGCTAATGGTGATCCCATAATTGAAGATGGTATTAAGAAAATTAAGAAAGATGCTGATGGTAATACTGTATATGTAAATGCAGTGGAAGCATTTGCTAAGAAAGATGGTAAACTAATATTTAGAACAGATGTAAACATAAGTCAGAAAGATATCAATGATTTGAAAGGTACAATTATGAGTGAGATGTACAGATTCCAAGGTAACTACTCTGCTTATACAGGTTCTCAATTTGGTAGCACACTATTTGGATCACTCTACAACTTCTATCGTAAGTATTTAATCCCTAGTATCTCAGCTCGTTTTGCATTTGGTGGATACAAAGGTGTAGGTAGTGCATACTCTTGGGATACACAAGAAGCATATACTGGATGGTATACATCATTCTTTAAAATGCTTAGATATTATGGATTAGGGAGAACAAGTAAGGCATTACTTTATGATACATTCCTTCCTGGATTTGTAAAAAAATCTTTTAAATTATCTGATGAACAATTGTCCACAGAAGGTGCTGAATATTATAGAGCTAGAGCTGCAATGGCTGCAAGAGAAGTGTTAGCAGCATATTTGTGCTTACAATTATATTGGACACTCAGAGCAACACTGAAAGAAAATGATGAAGATGACTTAAGCTACTCTGAATTAATGATGATGAGATCATTAGTTAAGATGACAAATGAAACTCGTTCATTAGTACCTGTTCCAATTTGGGGTAAACCAGAAGATTATATTGATACTTTCAGTAGTTACACTAGTGCCTTTAAAGAAGGTAAAACTCTTTGGGATATTGCAAAGCATTCTTTATATTATTTTGATTATCAATTAACTGGAGATGAAGGTTCTTATGAATTAGGTTTTTATCAAAATGATACTCCTAGATTTGAGTCAGGAACTCCTAAATTACACAAAGACTTGAGTGATATTTCAGGGTATTCTAACATGGTAGATGTCTTCAGTCCTTATGAAGCAGCAAAAACTGCATTGAAATCTAAAGAATAATTATTATATTATAGTATGGCTAAAACTAAATCAAGTAACAGCATAGTTAAAAGGTTCATTAAGAAAGCTAAAGTCAGAAGACCAGGGGTTCATTCTAAGAAGAAAACTAGTGGTTTAAAGACTAGCAAGAACTATAAGAAACTTTATAACAGACAAGGCAAATGACACCCACTGATAAACAGACTTTATGGAATGCTATCCTTAAGCTCAACAACAAACCTTATATAGGTAGTGGTTATGGTGCTTATAACAATGTAAAGAACCCAGCTCTTAGAGGTGGACTTTACACTTGGAAGTATAGAGACATGAGAGAGCTTTATGAGCAACTTGTAAAGTATTGTGAATTAGGTGAGTATGAGGCAACATGGAGAGTATTACAGAAGTATAAGACTAAAATCTATCCTGCATATCTTAGAAAGATTTATCAATCTTTGAACTGTATAGTAATTCCTACTGCTCCTATTGTCACTACTTCAGTATTTCCTAATGCAAATATAATTGGTGGCACTATTGGTGGTGGAAATGTTACTTACAATGGTGGCAGTGCTGTAACAGCAAGAGGTGTTTGTTATAGTACAAATCCTAACCCAACCCTTGCAGATTCTTTTACAGTAGATGGATCAGGAGTGGGTACATTTGCAAGTACAATTAGTTTATTACCATTAGATAGTACTTTTTACATTAGAGCATATGCTACCAATAGTACAGGTACAGGATACGGTAATGAAAGAGTAATTACTACTCCACCTTCATTTGTAGATGTAGGTCCTCAGAATTGGTCAACTACAAATCTTAGAGTAACTACCTATAGAAATGGTGATACTATTCCTTTTGCAGCAAATTCATCTGAATGGTTAACTTATATTACTACACAAACAGGAGCATGGAGATATTACAATGATGATCCTAGCACAGAATTAATATATGGTAAATATTATAATTCATTTGCTATGCAGGATGCTAGACTATTAGCTCCAACTGGTTATCATCTTCCAACTATTTATGAATGGAATGTCCTAAATAATTATTTAGCTAGTCAAAGTGAATTGATGTGTCAATTAAAAAACATATCATTAAATGTTTGGACTGCTCCTAATACAAGTGCTACTAATGCATATTTATTTGAAGCAATGCCTGGTGGAGCAATTGGAGCTGGTTATAATGGTGGATTATCATATAATATGCCATCTTGGGGATACTATTGGATATACACTCAAGATCCAGCTACTCCACGTTATGCATATTTTGGATTTGAAGGAAGTTGTGCTCCTCAAGATTTCGCACCTACTTTTCCAGGTCAAGGGATGACTATTAGAATAATTGACAATGATAGCTTGGTAAGAGGTCAACAATTTGGTGGAGGTATGTTACTTGAAAATATTGGTACAGAAGGTATTACAGCTTGGACTTATATTACTCCTGAAATCAGTGCAATAGTATATGGCGCAGATGATACATGGGGCTGTTCTGGACTAACTATAGGCGCAGGTAGTGTTGTAGATGGATATACTAATACACAACTAATGAAAGCTAGACCTTGTAATAATGTTGTTACTGCAGTAGGTAATCCTGCTAATTATTATAATGATTATAATGATTGGTATATACCAGCAAGTGATGAACTATTACTTCAAATACAACAGGTTCCTGAATATGAAGCATTATTAGATCCAAGTAAAAGCTATTGGACCAGTACAGAAGTTGATGATCTTGACGCAATAGCTTTGACTAATGGTACAAATACTCCAGGTGCTGGAAACTGGTATTTAACAGTAAAACCTAAAGGTATAGCATACCCTTTCTTAGGAATGAGAAGACAACAATTATAATTATGGCAAAAGCAGGACTTTACGCAAACATCCATGCAAAGAGAGCTAGAATAGCTGCAGGCAGTGGAGAAAAAATGAGAAAAGTAGGGGCTAAAGGAGCACCTACATCTAAACAATTTAAACAAGCTGCTAAGACAGCAAAGAAAAAGTAATGGCAACTAGAAAGAAAGTTTCAGCTGATGGTGAGAAACATGTGATTTATAAGAAGACTAGTCCTACAGGAGTAGGTAAAGGTAAGAAAGGTCACATTATGGTTAATCATCCAACTAAAGATAAAGGTAAGTGGGATACTATTGACCTTACTCAAAAGGCAGGAGCTAAAACAGTGGCTCAAGGAGCTGCTGCTACAAGAAAGTGGCACAAAGAAAATCCTTATAAAAAGACAAAAAAGAAATAAACTATGGCACAACCCCCTACAATCTACAAATCAGGTAAACTTAACTATGTGTGGAATTACCTAGGTAAAACATTAAAAGATTTTGCAACAGTACTTGCACCCTACTTACCAGGTGGTGGAGGAACTTCACTAGTTGCTGGAGATAGAGAAGTTACACTAACTGATAATGCTGGTGATGCAGAATTAACTTTCAATCCTGGCACTGCAGTGATTCAAACATCAAGTAGTGGATCTGATTTATACATTAGAACATTAACAGGTGATGATATTATTCTTGAATCAGGAGATGATATTAGACTACAAGGTGATAAAGGTATTTATGATGGTGAGACTGAAGGAGGAGATATAAACATTTATGCTGGAGATGGTTCTGATGGAGATGCAGCTAATGCAGGTTCTGGTGGAGATATTAGAATTGAAGCAGGAGCTGCTGGTAACAGTATATCAGGTTCTCAAGGAGAAGGTGGCTTTGTAACTATTCAAGGTGGTTATGCTACAGCAACTGGTATACCAGGAGGAGATGTTAATATTTATGCAGGTAGTAGTGTTGATAACATATATGGTGAGGTTATTGTTGGAGGTAGTGTTAGATGGAGATATAATACAAGTAATGCAACACTTCTGTTTCCACTAGTAAACTTTGCTATATTACCAGATCCAACTACAGTGCCTGGAGCAAAAGCAATGATTAATGATTCTACTGTAGATGCTGCAACAAGATTTGGTGATATTGTTACAGTAGGTGGCGGTACTTTCACTGTACCTGTATTTTCAAATGGTACAAATTGGTTAATTGGATAATAAACTTATAATATAAAAAATGGCACAACCTTCAACAATTTACAAACCAGGCAAGTTAAACTATGTTTGGAACTATCTAAGTTCAACATTAGATGCATTCAAAGCAAAATTGCTTGGATATAAAAGTTATAAAGCATTTCTTACACAGACTGGAACAGATGCTCCAGTGGCTTCAGTGGTAGAAAATACTTTAGGATTAAGTTTGACTTATGAATATGACAGTGTAGGAACTTACTTTATATACAGTAACAACTTAATTTTTAATTCTCCTACAGAAACTGAAGATGGAAGAAAGGTTGAAATAATAATGACTCCAACTTATACAATTGATGGTTCAGGATTTGACACTCAATTTTTTGCTTATCCTGTGTTCTTTAATGTAATTACATTAAACAGTTGGACTGCATTAGCAAATGCAGATAATTTATTAGGATTTTTCTGTTCAACAACTTTAGAAATCAGAGTTTATAATAAATAATAACCATGGCACAATTTACTCCTGAAACTTTGATGGCATATTTAGTAGCTAAGTATGCTTATCTAAATGATAATGATGTAAAGGCACAACAAGTGTATGACTACATAATGTCAAAACAATAATTATGGCAAAATCACCAGCTTGGCAAAGAAAAGAAGGCAAGTCTGCTAGTGGCGGACTTAATGCTAAAGGTAGAGCATCATACAATAGAGCTAACCCTGGG